GCTGCTGACCTTGAAAAGCATCTTGTTGTAAACGGGTGTAGCCACTTGGGGCGACCCGGAAAGGACTGTTACTGCCATTTTATAGTTTGGTTGCTACGCTTATGGATTTGCCAAGGGTTTCAGCGATGGTGTTCACCAAAACGTCTATCATTTCGGGGGATAGGGCGTTAGACATGAAGTTCGTGGCCCGTGTTCCTCGCTGGAATACCCAATAGGCAACCGACCTACCATCCACCAACCCCTGCTCCTGTTTGGTTCGCATCCGCTTGAGTTCACGGGAATAGGTTGGCACAACGGGTTTTTCCTTGTTGGCTATCCAATCAGCCATGGCTTGCGCAGGTGGAAACTTGTCCCGATATTGGAATGGCGACCTCGGAGCCTTTAGGCTTGACGTTTTACCTCGCACCCCTTGGTCAACATACTTCCAATAGGAGTTAGCCATGATAGCCACCACGATTTGCTTTGCGGATAGTTCGATGTCTTCGGGTGCGATGGATGCCGAGAGCGTTCCCCCTGCGTTGGCGTTGGCTGCTTCGAGGTTCTTCTTCGCAAGTTCGATGACCCGTTCAATCCACTTGACCAGCACGTCGTGGGTTGGCGACTTGCCTCCACCTTTGGGGCCGACAACTGAACCAATCCCCTCCAAAGCGGTTTGGTCGATGCCCTTCATCGAACCGCTGCCGAACTTACCTACGGGTTTGCCATTGGCGAGGATGGTTGTTTCCATGTGGGTAAATGTCCCCCGTGCTGGAATGTGTAGTCAAGACAGGAATCGAACCTGTAACCTCGATGGTATAAGCATCTTGCGCTAACCGTTGCGCCACCTGACTATAAATGAAGGTTCCATACTTAGGCTTTGCGGGAAGTCACCTCCAACCCACCTCGTAGTCAGGACAGGATTCGAACCTGTAACCCATGTATGTGTGACCCTACAAGCTGACCCAGTTTTCATCCCTCATAGAGTCACTACTCTTTTTCGGATTTAGACCGGGGCGTATACCAATTCCGCCACCTGACTAATGCAAATATACTACTTTCTTCTTGCTCTTTCCGCTTCCATCCGTTCCGCTTCCAAAATATCGTGAATCAGCAAGGCATAGTTCAGAAACTCCACCGCCTTCATGGCAAAGATGGCATCGAATTTCAGTACGTCCTTGTTAGCCATCCTCCAAACGACCATCAGCCATCCGTACCCTGCGAGAGGGCTTACGTCAACTCCCCTGCCTTCGTCATCAGGTGCTTGGAATAGTCGCTCAAAACTTTCAAGTAGGATTCTGAACTTAGCAAAAAAAAACTGACAACCCCCCAAACGTCCCCGACCTTGGCGTACTTCTTCATGAGTTCGGCTCGCTCCGCATGGGCAGCACCGTCGTACTTTTTCGGGAAGAACCCGAATAGACCGCCCTCCCTGCACAAGGTCGCCATGATGCGGTGGAGGTTCTGCAGGAGTTGTTTCTCGTCCGTGGTGTTTGCGTCCATGAGTTCAATCAACTGCCCGGCCGTCAACTCGTCCGTGAACACCGTCGGGATCCACCACTTGCCCCCTGCCTTGAACTTCCTCTTGTACCCAAGGGCAGGCAATGCGTTCCACTCGCTGATAATAGCCTTGTAACGCTTTAGGACGCTCTTGGCGGGCATTTCTCGAACGATTGATATATCGACCCCCTCAACGATTGCGACGACCCCTGCACGCTTGTCGTAGTCCCCAAGGACGCTTGAGAACTCAATGGCTCCGATGCGCTGGAACTGGTCAATGGTCAGGTCTTGGAGTTTCATAACTTGACAATCCAAGAGGTATCGGTGAAGTATTGCAAGGGTTCACCGAGGCAGTCCATGACCGCCTTTAGAACTTCGGGCATATAGGAGTCGTGGCCTGCGATGTAACCGCCCGGCTTGACCTTCGGCTTCCAAGCGTTGATGTCTGCAACGACCGATGCGTAAGAATGGTCAGCGTCAACGTACACAAAGTCAAGAGAGCCATCGGCATATTGCTTGGATGCTTTGATGCTGGTCATCTTGACCTTGGCTATGTTGGGGTAGTTCGGGTGCATCAGGTCGAACATCTGCTCGGCTGGCATCGTGTCATCGAAGTCCCAAGTGTCAACGCAATGCAACTCTTCGCAATGCAGGGCAATGACCTGACTGCTCACCCCCGAAAACGAACCGACCTCCACGCACTTGTCCGTTGGCTTGAGGTACTTTTGGCAAAGGTCAATCAGGCCGTCCACCCGGTTGTTGCCCGAATGGTAGTCAATGGACATGAAATACATCCGTGGGGTGTTGCGGAGAGCGTCAAGTTGTTTCATCGCTTAAAGATGGTTTTTATATCCCTGCTTCCGTGCTTGTAGTTGTTAGTCAAGTGAAAGACCTTGCAATGGTCCGCAAGTTCGCCCTGCTCCGTGAACTCCAGCATCGGTTTTAGATTTAAAGACCAAATCGGGAAAGAGGCAAGGCTTTCCCGGTAAAGGCCGTTGTTCGGGATGTGGTCAAGTTCGCCCGGATTACGGGTCAGGACCTCTTTGAGCCTCTTGGTGCTGAACATCCAAAAAGCGTGGTAGTTGATGTAATAAGGCAGGCTCACGTAGTCCTTGCCGTTCCATTCACACCACACCGAGCCGGGCAGGTCTTGGTTAATGTCGGGAGTGCATTCGCCTTCCTTGTCGTCGTAGGTTTCAATGCGAGTGAAGGATGGGTACAAGCCATCCTCAAACATCAAATCGAACCGCTCCGTGAAGTTGATAAAGCCTTCCTTGGGCAGCATCATGTCGTCCTCAAAGTAGGCCACCCAGTCAAAGTATTTGTAGGTTTCCTTGATGCGGGTGCGGTGTACTGCAGTCAAAGCCCAAGGGTGAGCCAGTTGCGTGTGAGCGTGAACCGTTACGGGTTGGTCCGCAAGCAGCCCCACGACTTCGGGGTCGTTGGTGTCCACGAAGATGTCGGCCTGCACGGGGTAGGACTTGATAGCCTCAATGACCCGGATGAGGTTTGGTATCCTTTCGGGGTTGTGGTGGTAGGCGATGTTTGCGAGTAACCTCATGGCTTCAAGATGTACCAAGAATCGTTTTGTGGTTCTTCGCTTGGCGTGAATGATTTTCCAAATTCCTCAAGGGCTTGGGCTACGCCTGAAAGGGAACGGTCATGTCCGCATAGCACACCGCCCGGTTTGACCTTGGCCCAATAGTTGGTGATGTCGTGCAAGGCCCATTTGTAGGAATGGTCCCCATCGATGTAAATGAAGTCAAAGGATTCATCGGCAAGGAACTCCAACGCCTTGTCTGAAAAGTGCTTAATAATGTTGACACGGTCAACGTAGGGCTTCAATCGCTCAAAGGCGATGTATTCGTGGCCCTTCATGGTGTTTCCATCAATAAAGCCCCACCAATCTTGATAGCCCTCAAACGGGTCAATTAGCGTGATGTGCAGGTTCGGGAATTTGTCAAGCAGCCTCACGGAGTTGTGGGCTTCCCATACACCTATCTCGATTCCCGTGATAGGTCGGTTGGTGGGGATGTGTTGGTACATGGTTAGAAGGTTATGACAAATCGTTCGGGTGAAGGCCAGCCGGGGTTGGAATCAAAGACCTTGGTGTCGGGCTTCTTGCCTATCCAATGCTCGGCTTGGAATCGGTGGTCCCTTGCAGGTTCGCCCAGTTCCTTGATGTGGCTTGACTTGGCCCACCAAAAGTTACCACCGAAGTAGGGGTAGCCTTCCGGGTTGTTGTGGTCAGCCATGTGAGGGAACTGCTCCTTGGTTATCCAATGGCATCCGACCGCATCAACTCCTTCGAGCAGTTGCATGGACCGCTCCCATGCGACCACGTTAAAGAATAGCATCGACCTCCCCCAAAGTTGGGTGGTCAAGGATGGATTCGCAGCCCCCTTGGTGTGGGCGTACAGGTACACGGCTTCCTCTTCCTGCGAGGCCCGGTACATCTCGGTAAGCGTCGCCTGCTCCCAAGCATTGGTCCGGGTAACCACGACCTTGACCTTATCGGCCACCATCGAGTTCTCCAGCACCTCCTTGACCGCTTTGCGTTGCTCTGGTGGACCGACGATGCCTACACGGATTTCGTCCAAGACATTGATGAGGCCGTAATTGCACACGGCCATCATGTGTTGATTCAGGATTAACTGCCAATTCCCTCCGCAGTAGATGTGGTAGTAGTGAACGACTTTCATAAGGTCCAAAGGAGGGTTAGAAGGGTGATGATAAAGAAAACGGCTGCAATCGTCTTGCCAATTTCGATGAGCAGGTCGATGATGCGTTCCGTGTTCATGGGGCAAAGTTACACCACAACATACTTCCCTGAGTTACTGACCCGTAACTTGTTAAGTGCCACATACCGCATAGCGTCGCAGGCGTGGTTGAAGGAATCAATCGGAACCCCCGTGTTCTTGCCCTCCTTGTCGGTCGCCCAAGTGTAGGACCGCAGTTCCTTGATGAGGTTTGTGGAGTCCTTGGTCACCTGCAATTTGAACCGCTTGAGGATGTCTATCCCGTTCCTGACCGAGTCGGGGCCTTTCTCCGCTGGCTTGATGTTGAACCCCAACCGATAGATTTCCTCGATGCTCTTGGGTTCTGCTGAATCCGCCACGATTTCCCAAGCCCTTGTGATGCCCAGCGTCCGCAACTTGTCTGCGATGTCTTGGTTGGTCAGGCCCGTGGAGTAGAGCAGTTCCTGAATCAGCAAGCAGTCCCCTTGGCGGTAGATTGCTACGAGTGCAGTTGGGTCGTTGCTGAAGCCCCAGTCAAGCCCTAAGGCGACGAATTTCGCTCGGCTGACATCTATACCCTCCACCACCTCGAAGTCCTCGTATATCGCCCCCTGAAGCGTTCCGACCTGACCGAGGCCATACACCTTCCACCAGTTCGCCCAATAAGCACTCGTTTCGGCTTTGGTGCGGTTCAGTTCGATGTCCCTCTTGATGGTATCAGGCAGGGCCTCGTTGTCCTGATAGGTCAGGATGAGCAGTTCGGAGTCGTCCTCACGCAAGACCTCGGTATGCGCCCAGAACTCATGCGTCGGGTTGAAGTCAATGTAGATGGCCTCGCTGGTACGAATGGCTAACTGGTAGTAGGACTCAAAGTCGATGTTGTTCGCCTCGTTGATGAATAGCACCTGCCTCCTTGCACCCCGGAGCCTTGCCTCTTGGTCAGCGGAGAAAAACTCGATGGTGCTACGGTTAGCGAACTGGTAGGTTAGCAGGGTCTTGTTCCACCTTGCCGGAACGAAGATTTCCTTGGCGATCATTATCTTGATGAAGTCCCGAATCGCACCCCTGCGAAGGTGAGGCACGGTTTCCCCCACGATGCTGATTTCGGTCTTCTTCTTGCAAGCCTGTTTGATTAAAACGCAAAGGATGCTGAAGGTCTTGGAGGCCGATGTCCCTCCTTGGATGACCCGTTTACGATGGGTCAGCGATTCAATCTTCCGCTTGGCGGTGGTGTTTATGACCTTCATCAATCATCTTCAGTCCATTGTTCAATGAACACTTGATTCTCCTGCTTGTCAACCAATGAATTCAGCCGTTGGGTGATGCTTGCGTTGTACTGACCGACCATACCCCCTTCGATTTGGTCTTGACGGATGACCCGTTTTATGCGTGAACAGATGGCTACATAGTCGTCATATCGCTTGTCCCTGTTTGTGAAATAGGTCCCAAGGTCCTCAATGATGCCTGCATCTGCACACCAGTTTTCAAAGCCTTCTAAGGTCAAGGGTCGCTCCAAAGGCTCATGCTGGGGGATAGCATCCTTGCCGGGGAATACCGTCTTGGTCCTTGGGTTTGCCTTGACCCCTGCCCGGTATGCCTCAAAGTACTCCCACATCTTTTCGGGAGTTTCGATGTACTTGCCGTTGCCCTTGCTGGTTCCCATCAGTATTCGATTTTGTCGATTAGGTCGCTTATCTTGTTTACGATTTTCATTTTCACTTCGTACTGGTTCGGGGCATTGGAATCGTCCACCGCTCCGATGCAGTCGCACAGGGTCGTTATGACCATCATCAGCGAGTCCATCCGAGCCTGCACTTGGGCTTCGTCATCCTTCGCCTTCGAGTTCGCCAAGTTCTCGGAGTTTATTTCTTGACCATGAGAGAGCCGACTTGCCACCCCACAGGAGGTAACTGATGTAACCGCAGTCCGAGGTATCGTCAGCGTTGTCGTAGTAGGTTTCTGCCCGGGATAGGTAGGAGTGCATCCGCTTGATGGTTTCGACCGAGATGGCTTCCCCGTTGGCTAACTGCTGCGCCCGGACCTTGCCTGTTTGGGTAGCACACTTGTTCCCGTTCCGCTCGTTGAGTTC